GGATATCTACAATACGCTGATGGATCAAGTCCATCTCGCTTTGTTCAACATAGAAGTCGGTCCTCGGATCGTAGTACCGACCTTCACTGACATCATAATACAGAACACGACCACTGAAATTGAAAGGGCCTTCGAGACCTTTGCGAGGACCATACTTAGTACGCATTTCATCCATTTGAAATTTGTCTGCGATAACTTTGTAGCCCATTTACAACTCCTTGTTTCGACTGTCTAAAAGTATTTTGTATGCCCAAAACGATTATTTGTCAAACTCGATAACTGGAATAGCTACGAATTTTGCTTTGGCGATCAGTGTGGCTTTCGTTGAATTTGATTTCATGCCCACGTTGACGTAGTGCGTTAACCAAAACAGTCAAATCGCAGTCCTCTTCCAAGAAAGCATTAGCACCATTCTGGTAGCTGTATGCAGAGATTTTATCTGCGATACCAAGTTTCACCAATTTAGCTTTGGGGAAGCGGGCCCAAGCATGACCCGGATCTGCGAAAACTTTGATAGAAATTTGTTTAGCCATTTACAATTCCTTGTTTCGACCGTCTAAGAGTATTTTGTATGCCCAAAACAATTTATTGTCAAATTACTTTTCCAGGGGGACAAGTGAAAACGTAAGTTTTTCCATTGCAATAAACACAATTTGTCCCTTCTTAAAAGTTTTAGGAAGGAACGGATTAGGCTGTTGGTCCGAACGCTCTGTAATTTCGAACACAACACCTGCAGGATTGATATCCAGTACGATGCCAAATTTTGGTTGAGTGTCTCCCGGGAAAATGTTAACTTCTTTGCCCAAAAATGTTTTGATCATAAATTCCATGTTCAACTCCTTTAGTTAACTGTCTAAGTATCAATTATATACTAAAACCGATTTATTGTCAAATCAGTCTAAGTATTCAACCTGAGCGCGAGGAACCATGGCGTATTTGTTATTACGACGGATCACAGTATAGCCATGCTCGGTGATGTTGCGCCGTGCCCAGTCAGGAATGTCTTCACGATCATTGTGAACACCAACCATATCCCAGACTTCTTCCTTGTCGTAGATTTTGTCCTCTTTGGTTCGATAAGGAATCCAGCTAACCCAATTAAAATGAGTCCAAGACCTCTTGGGTGCTTGAATTTGGATAACTGTGCCGGCTTTGACGAGAAACATTGTCACTCCAGTGGTTAACTGTCTAAGTATCAATTATACTTAGAAAACGATTTATTGTCAAGCTTTATCAAACCACCAGCCATTCGACTTGAAGGTTTGCAAATCTGATTCAGAAGCCCAAGCCTCCACCCAAATAGTGCCAGCTTTTATGATATCCAAGCTGATATAACGCAGAATTTCCAGAGCATCACGGGTGTAAAAGACAATTCGTGTCATAAATAACTACTATCTGTAAAGAAGTAAATTATAATACTTAACACATTTATAGTCAATCAATGACTCTTGTGCTAACTGATTTCTTAGTCTTCTTCAACTTTGCCAGGTGTCTCCAAGTGCTGTTTGATAATACGAAGTGCCTTGCGGCTGGTATCATAAACGTATTCTTGGATATCCTCATCAGTGGTAATTGTCAAGATAAAACCATTGAAGACACGACGAATTTCAATTGATTCAAACATATTTAGACCTTTTAAAGAAGTTCACTAGTTTAGTATATCACAGAGGAAAAGTCTATCTAAATGGCATCAAATCATGCCAATTTGAGCCGAAACTTGCTGCATTAACTCTAATTTTTGCCTTGCAGACCTAGATCCATGCCAATGTACAATATGTGCATCACCAAAGGCACATCCATTCCAATCATCGGCCCAGGATTCGCCGCCTGGTAGCATAAAAGCCTGATAAGCCATTTTGGGATTTATCACTTGTTCTGGGCTAAGCCCCTGACTCCAAACCATGTCATTGTATAAATCCTGATCTCCGCCCCAATAGTCAAAAGATCTAAATTTTTCTAATCCTATGCTCCATAATTCATCAGTCATGGTAGAAGGATAGTATCTAATATCGGCATTTAAATAATGTTGATGCCGTGTAGTTTGTTTGGGATCTGTATAATTCCAAAGTAGAAAATTGTTGTATTTTCCAAAAATTTCTGTGGGCTGTATCATTTGTGTATCTGGACCTGTATATAAAATGTTACAGGGTTCAGATTGCCAAATGTCATAGATCTCATAAAATTGATCTTTAAATGTTTGGTTTACATCTTCCACTACGGCTTCAAGAAATATATATTCCCAATCACCACCCAGCATTAGATCAAAGCTAAGTTTTGACAAATCGTGCATTTGCTTATATAAGGGATAGATATCGCCTTCTGAGGCTCTATCAGTCCAAAACCAATCTGTACTTTTGATACGATTCAATGACTTTACTAGATAATTTTTCATGTTACCGATACCTCAGGGAAATATTTCAGGAATCGGTCCTCAGTATTATGCCTAACTGTTTGGATACGATTTTTTATCTCGTCGAAAAAGTTCCAAGCCAAGGGCACAAACATTATCTTAATTTCAGATTCATCTTCCAAACGTTCTATATTGGTTACAGGTATATGCTGCCCTGGGGTGTATTTTCCTTGTTTAAGTGGGCTGTCATCAATAATATAATCTAATTCTATTTTACCAAAATTTAGTAGAGTATTACCTTTGGCGGCAGCACCATAGCCAACTATTGTATATCCCAGTGCTCTATATACATTGATGGTTGAATTTAATTCATGGACATTTTCTCTAACTGTGTTTGCCCAGACCGTGTATCGTTTTTCAGTCAACAAGTTCTGAGCTTGTTCCAAAGCAATGATGTTGGCAATATGTCTGGGCCTGCTTAGAGTTTTACTCAAAACAAAAATATAACTGGTGCCGTGTATGGGAGTTTTGACAACATCTATTAAATTGATACCTGCACGTTCTGACAATTTGTTCATGGAATTAACATTGAAGAAATTTATGTGTTCATGATAAATTGTGTCAAATTCATTATTAATTACCATGTTTGCTTGACTGGTCTGAATGAAAAGCAAAGTATCATCATTCATAAGCAATTTGCAGGAATTCATAAAAGACAAGGGGTCAGGATTATGTGCAAAAACATTTTGGGCAATCACTACATCATAGCTATTTTTTGCCAATTCCTGTGCAGAAGTTTCAGAGAAAAAATCGCAGATTACTTGATGCCTTAGTGAACTTCTAGCATATAAATTTTTAGCTGGATCTATACCAAATGTATTGTATCCCATGTCACTGAAATAATTCAACTGAGTACCATCATTGCAACCAATGTCTAAGACCGTATCACTTCTACTATTAGTGTATTCATCAACCCAAGTTGCAAACCATTTTGAAAAATTTTGAATTGTGGTGTTTGTACCTGTAGCATAAAGATAATTTTTGTAAATTATTTCGGGAGAAACACTGTGACTTAGCTGCAAATGAAAACAGTGATGGCATAAACGAACGGCCAGTGGATAAGTTTGTTCCGGATCTTTGGGAGAGGATAAAAAGCTATTGGCCAAGGCTTGATTGCCAAGATCTAATGCAGTTTTTAAATGGTGTGACCCGCAGGCCAAGCAAATTGTATTTTCAACGACGTTTTTCATAGTTCCAACCATTGAGTGTTATTTAAAGTCCAAGTTACCATTTGTTCTAATCTAGTATCAAAATCATATTTTGGTTCCCAACCTAGGGATTTCATATAGTCTCCGCTGAGACTATAACGAAAATCGTGTCCTGGGCGTTGTTTATCAAACGAAACCATTTTATAGTTTAATGGTTTATCTAATATTGCTGCTATCTTTTCGGCCACAACTAAATTGCTGACTTCGGTTTGGCCCACGATGTTAAATTTAGGACAAGTCACCCCACCAAAATTGTTGGCCAGTGGAAATTGTTTGTGTGGTAAATTCATAATAAACATGGTGGCGTCAGCTACATCAGCAGCATGTACCCAATGCCTTAGTCCAGATATAGTTCCGGTTTCTTCGTCACCATGTATGAATACAGTTTCACCTTTTAATATCTTACGCATGGCAATACCAATAAACTTTTCAGGGGACTGACGTTCCCCAAACACATTCATAGTATGTGTACAATAGATTGGCATTTTAAAAGTATTTTCATAGGCCACACAAAGTTCCTCGGCCCCGGCTTTGGTTGCACTATATGGACTTCTGCTATTATATCTGTCATATTCCTGAAAGTCCACCCCCATGGGTGCTGCCCCAAAAACTTCATCTGTGCCAAAATTTATAAATTTTTCCAAGTTGGGAAGATAATTCCTGGCATAATCCAGTAAATTGCAAGTGCCCACAACATTGTCCATGACAAACAATAATGGATTTTCAATGGACCTAGTAACATGACTGCCTGCTGCCATGTGAATAATAAAATCTACTGATCCTATTTGTTTGGCTAATTGAGAATTGATTTCTGCTTTTAGGTCGTGATGTATGATTCTTAGCCTGGACATGGTTTCTGAACTATATTCCGATTTTAATTCAGACAATCTATTTAAATTACCAGCAAAATCCAATCGATCTAGACTGATAATGTTATATTCCTGATGTTTAAGCAACCGTCGAATCATATGGTGGCCAATAAATCCAGCACCACCTGTTAATAGAATTGTTTTCTTCATCGTAGTTGATATTCGTAATTTACAGAATCTAAATTAGTTCTGAATACTGTGGCTCCATTGCGTAAATGAAACTTTCTAGCGGTTTCTGTTAGGGGACTTAGTGTAACAAATTTGGTGATTTCAGGTAGGTGTTCTCTAGCATAGTCCAACCCATCTCGTATTAACTGTTGCCCTGCTCCCAATTTATAACTCCAAATTGTGTAAAAAACCAGTATAGAAGCTGAAATTTCTGCGTCGAATAATTCAGCCTCATCTCTGGGCACTGTTTGGCAGATCTTGGCACAAGAAATTGCTTTGACTATTGATTCATCCATAAGAGCAAAAACAAATTTACCATCACCAAACCTAATTTCATGATGAATATGTGGTCTGACTGGATCATCTTTAAGCAATGCAGACCTGGGATCTGACAGAGATTTGATTAAGTGTATCATAAGGGCATTGGGTTTACACAATCTATTTATGATTTACCACAAGGCCAGTTCAATTAATCAGGTAACCAAAGACCAGAATCAATTGATGCTAGCCCAGAATATCTGTTAAGTATAGGATGTGATAAGTTATAAGGATTTTGTCTTTTGAATGCACTAAACTTGACTCGGTCTAAGATTTTATTTACTTTAGCAAGTTCTTGCTCTGGCACCTTTAAATAATCCAGTATTTTTTGTCTAGTATACACACTGTCAAAAGGCATACCCTTTATAGCTAACATAAGAACAATATCAAATTCCAAATAGCTGAACCCGAATTGGGATTCATCACTTTCCGAAATTCCTAAACCATCTGTAGGAGTTGCAAACACTGTATGCGATGGAACACCATAGATCTCAGCTAGCTTGGGGACTTCCCAACTTTTATTTAAACTTTGTATAGGACCTAAATCGCCTACATCACCATGCAATGTCCAAAAACCTGCTGCCAATTCGCTGAAATTATCTGTACTGGCCACTAGTCCACCCACAGCACTGGCTTGATTATAAATAGTCATCATACGCAACCTGACTCTTAAATTGCCTCGACGCAGCTTTTGATCTTCATTTAGTATGCTGGGGTCTGATTCAGCCATACTGGCTAACATTTTTTCATAAGTGTTGGTTAAATCAATGTGCTTATGGTTGATACCCAATACTTTGCATGTGTCAATGCCACGATTGGTTTCATTGGGATTTTGATGTATGGGCATGGTGACACCAGTGACATCCCAGCCCGCTTCTTTGAATAAAGCTGCGGTCAATGCACTGTCCACTCCACCACTCATACCAACAACCACCTTATTGATACCATATTTTTTGCTGTATAGTTGAAGCCGTGCATCCAATACATGCCCAGCATAGGCTAAATTGGATTCTTTCATAAAATCACCCGACCCCATCAATTGGTCCAATTTTTGGTCGAACCAAATACTAAGTGGCACCAGGGTTTCTTGTCTACTATATTTTAAAATTTGTTCCTTGAACTCTGACATGTTATCACCTTTTCTACTGAACATTATACAATATAAAAAGATAAAACGCTAATTGTATTTTGCCGTTATTAAGTAAACTACCTGTGAACTAAAGATCATAGGGATTTACTTTCTTTGGTAAATAAAATACTTATTGGAGTTTTTATGAGATTAATTTTATTCGTCTTGTTGTTGCACTGTGGCGGTTTAGCCAATGCTTGGTCTCAGCGGGATCCACTACCGAAAATACAATGCCAAATACATAGTCCTTGGGGTTTTCCAAAAGCATCACAAAAACTAAATACCATTTGTCGTCAAGGATATTTTGTAGGTTATGATGCTCAGGCAAAAATACCGGCATTTGTAACTTATTCATTGACTACGCAACATGCTTTGGGCTGTGTTGCTAGATCCAATGGGTTTGCCACTGATCGTTCAGTAGTCAACGGTGCTACCCCGGAAGATTATGCTGGCACAGGCTATGACAAAGGGCACATGAGCCCCGACGGTGATTTATCCTGGGACCAACAAGTGGAATTTGAGAGTTTCTTGATGACTAATATGTCACCACAATTGCCTGGGCTCAACAGAGGCACTTGGAAGTTATTGGAAACCAGTGTTCGTGCTTGGTCAATACAACTTGGGCAACCCTTTACCATTTATGTTGGAAACGTCTATAGTGACCAAGATCCTAGAATTGGCAAAGGAGTTATAGTACCTCATGCCTTTTATAAGATAGTTATCAATAATAAAACTCTGGAAGTTGCAGGATGGTGGTTTCCACATCGAGAGGATTTGGGGGCAGACTTAACTAAACTAAGAATGCCTGTGTCGGAAATCATAAAAAAATCAGGTGTTGAGTTTAAATTACCACCCAGATCTAAAGAATTACCTATAGGTAAAGAATGGCCAGTGAATTTTGGTGCATTGACCAAATCCAAACAATCACAATGCCATATCTAATTTAGAAATCAAGACAAAGAAAAGGGACCAGTATGGCCCCTTTTTCTTGTTCAATTTTAGAACTTATGCAATTACAGCATAACGTGGATCGTTCAAAGTCTTTAACATCACTGCTTCAGGTGTCAAATCCTCAGCAGCCAGGATACTCTTAAGGATAGAGGGACTAAATCCACTAACCAACGCTGTGCCCTTCTTGTCAAACTTAACTGGGCTTTGACCTGCCTTAGCTTTCAAATTCCAGAAAACAATGTTTGGCAATTCGTAACCTGCTGAGCTGTACTTGCGTTCGATCATCTGCATGGCAGAGTCATCATGTCGAACACACGCATTGAACTGCATGTCTGACATAATTAGAATATACCGTGGCATATCCTTCTGATCAACTTTGCCTGCTACAGCTACACGCAACACTTCTTCAAATGCTCCATGCAAGTTTGTACTCATGTCCCAATCTGCCTTTTGCAACTGTGCAAGCTTGCTCAACAGGTTACCCCTTAACACTTCGATCTTGCTCTTGTCAGAGAAGGTCAAGAACATATCCTTGAACGGACCTTTGTTCTTATCAGCCAGATATAACCCCAAGCTGACGCAAACATCCATACAGGTCAGGTTAGAGTTTCCTCCAACGGCAGTGCTCATGCTGCCGCTTACGTCACACATTGGCAACACCAGTTCATCACCGATATAGTCAGGCAATGCATCCCATTGGGCTTGAATCACAGTGTGATCACCACCATGCTTGTGAGACTTGATGACATCGTAGGGATAAACAGCACCTGCTGAAATTTTTTCAGTTCCATTCACAAGACCTTCTTTATATTTCGCATATGTAGTAGAGTTACGTGCAAAGGCTTTTTGATAACGACTAGCAGCAACACTTGGCACCTTACCAAAGTTGATCGAATCCCATTGTTTGCTGCACATTAAGTCTTCTACTGTTTCTGACAGATCAGCTAGACTACGACGATAAAACTTTGGGCTCATACCAAAGAACTCACGTATTTCCTGTGCTACTTTTCCTTTAGAAGACTTTTCACGCGGAGTCCACTTTGCAGCAGTTTGTCCGTTGATCAATTGCTCATTGAGTTTTTGTCGAAGTTGTTCTTTGGCTGTTTGCATATTATTAAATCCTATTTAAAATTGTTTCGTATAAATAATATTATACTTGATTATTGCGGTAAACGCAAGTGATTTGGGTAAAAATGTTCTTCGCGGTATTGGTCGTACCCAAGAACTCTAAGTGCTATATTTTTACAAGGAGCAATCAGCATGTGTATTTATTATCTTTATGTTAAGACACATAATATCACCGGACTCAAATATTTCGGGTTCACAAAACAAAAAGATTATCACAAATATACCGGTTCGGGGACTTATTGGTTGTTACATCTTAAAAAACATGGGTTTAATTATTCCACTACAATAGTATTTGAGTCAAATAATAAAAGTGATATTAAATTAATGGGCGAACAGTTAAGCACAGAGTGGAACATAGTGGCAAGTGATGAGTGGGCAAATTTAAAACCTGAGTCAGGAGACGGTGGATTTTTACTAACAACTGAAAGTCATCAAAAAAGAATTAATACTAGAAAAATAAGAGGGAACTTAAACACAAACACTAATGATAGTATTAGAAAATCTATTGAGACTAAAAAGAAAAATGGGACACTGAATGTTCAAACTGCTGAAGTTATTGCAAAATCATTAGAAACTAAACGTAAAAATAATACAATGAACGCCAATACTCCAGAAAGCATCATAGCCGGTTTAGAAACTAAACGTAAAAATGGAACACTTGGTAAGACTAATAGTACTAAAGAAAGCATTGAAAAAGCAAATATAACCAAGTACAAGAATGGTACTAATAAACGGTCTGCTGATAGTATCCAGAAACAAAAAGAAACTATAAAAAAGAATGGAGGCAAAATGCATTCAGAAGAGACACTGAACAAGTTACGTCAACCAAAATCTTTGTTAACATGCCCTTATTGCCATAAAACCGGGGGAAGCAACGGCATGTCTAGATATCATTTCTCTAAATGTAAGTTACATATCACTTAGAATTTTAGTACATTCTTCTTCGCTCATTGAGTCGATTTTGGCTAAAAGTTGCTTTGCCATTTGAGCCTCGCGGATTGCATCACCAATCATGGTAAATGCTTGCTCCTTGACGGGCTTGGTTTGGAAGATCAGCATATCATCCCACCGACCAAATTCTGGCAAGTGTGGTAGTACACGAGCTAATGCAGCGGGGTTGGTCTGCTCTAGATTCAACAGAATTTTGCGAACAACTTCTCGTTCGCCTGCCCCGCCACGGATATCGCGGGCCCACATCAACATGCGTAGTGCCAGAGTTTCGTCTTGTGCAAGAGCACGATTGAATTGAGTACTCAAGTCTTTGCCGCGATTTGCACCAATAGAGAAGAACAAGTCAACAAGATCACTCTTGCTAGAGTCAAAAGTCTTCATTCCGTTGTCGGTGCGGACTTCTTTGGGTACAGTCTTAACTGCCTCAACAAATGCATTCATTTTATTTCCTTTCAGTTTAGTTTGGTTTATTTGAAAATTTGCTGTATCTAAACTTAGCAAGCATTAAGTATAACAATAATTTTATTAGTTGTCAATACTTTATAAGATAAATTTTTAAATATTAATCTGTCAGTCCTGGTCTTTTATATCCCATAAGATCTTTCGGTTAGATTTGCCAAGAGTCAGTTACATTATCCCAATGACGATTATCATAGAAATTGCAATGAACGTTATATCCAAATATTCCTAGTTCTAGATCTAACCCAGCATGACTTTGACGTATCGTCCAATTAAACATAAATGTTATTAACGTAAAATCTCTATAAATCTCTAGTTCAAGAAACTTGGTTTTAAATGGAGTTTTGTACGTATGGCTCCACAGATTTTCAAACCGATCACTCCACGGATTACGTAGGTTACAATTAAAAGAAATCATTTTTGAAGTAAATTTTTACATTTCTACATAGTCCTCTTTGCCACAACCGCATTCTGGGCAGAGAAAATCTTCTGGCAGATTTTTCCAAACTCCCTCTAATTCTTCATTGTGAACGTGGCCACAAATTACACAAACATGTTCCATTACATTGCCTCCAATACTTGTTGATATGCCGCTGCATGCCGTTTTTCTATTTTGGTCAATGCAGCAAATCGACGCTCAGCCATTTTTAAAATATATTCAAATTTCTGAGCATGTTCCCGGCTTTCCAGCCCTTGCTCTCGAAATTCAGATTCTGCACTGGGATCAAATTCAGCTTTTGCTTCACTTTGAAAGAGGGGGTACATGATCTTCCATTCATAGTTTTCACCCTCAATGGCTTTTTCCAAACATTCTTTGGTACTGGGTTTGCCAATAAGCAATTCCAAATGCCCCCAGGCATGTAAGATTTCTTGATCTGCGGTATGCTCAAAATGTTTGGCAATTTCCTCAAATCCTTCCGCTCTTGCCAATTTGGCAAAATAACGATATTTGATATGTGCCATGCTTTCACCAGCAAGAGCACTTTCTAAGTTTTTAATTGTGTTATTCGTCAATGTCATCAGTGTTCCTTATTAATGATTCAAACAATACTAAAATTCTTGCCCGACATTTATTATAGTTAATTACAAATATATTTGCAAATCGATTGGTGAATTTATTTGAGAAAAATACTTTTATCTACTATTGAATATTTGACTTGGTGAATTTTCTTCAAACTGACTGGATATTGTATATTTACTGACCCTTCACTTTCAGAGCCCTGAGTCATTACTGCCAGTCCGAATTTTCTAGCAATATGTCGCATTGCTTGGTTTTCAGTGAGGCAATGCATATAAACTCTAGGTATAGAATATTCAGTGACAAGTTGATAACCACGAGCAAACAATAATTGCCCTAACTTTTTACCTCTATGGGCCTCCAGGGTGGTGAATGCAAATTCTGCTGCATCATCCATGATAGCTACATGCAGAGTGGCAACTAATAGTGGGCCTTGCTTGATACCAAACCAAAAATCAGCACGTTGCCTGGTATTGACTGTAGATAAGGTATTATGTACATATTCTTCAATTCGAAGTTCTGATGCACTATGCCCAAATCTAAGATATCTATCGTAAGAATTTAAATTCAAAATATGCTGAGTTACCTCAGCCGCAGAATCATCAAATAAGCGTAGAAGTGAGTATTCCTCGTCTGTAATCATTGATTACCCCCTGGGTCTACACGGTGTTTAAGTTCTTGAACTAAATCATCAAATGTGTTGGTAAATTTCAGATTATATCTATCGCAAACAATTTCGACATTGCCACGACGCCAGTAACCTGATGGACAACAAACAATGACTCTCTGTCCTAGATGGGCATGCAATCCCAGTTCTAACAATGTAATAGGAGCTAGAGTTTTAGGGTCGAAATAGAAAACCACCAAATCGGCAGCTTCTAGGGCATTCAATTCCCAATTGACTTGTTCCCTGAATAGGGGATTATTAATAGACTGCTCCCAAGATGAATCCCATTGATCTCGCCTTGGATTGAGCGATACTACATTTTTGTCCACTAATTCATTGACCAGCTTTGATTGCCAATCTTCCGCAGTGCCCATTTCAATGGATCCACCTAGGAAGATGGCAGTCTCATCTGGCCTCCACTCTAACTTGCAGGGTGATTTGATTTCACGCATTACTGTTTGCTCTCACTTGTTCAAACGTCTGTGTGAATTTAACTTCGCCATCTTCGTAGTAAGTTTCAAACTCATCCTTGCGCCAGTCCTCGATCCCGGTGTAGTACTCACCGGTATACTCCGTTTTAAAAAGTGTAACACGGCCTTTCTTAGAAGCCTTGCCTGGATCAGTTACTGGGTCTTTGAACACATCACGCCATTCGCCATTTACCCTTGCTGACGATGCTTTCATAGCAAACTTCAGGGTGTCACGGTCACATTGTTGTAACAGTCCCCCGCCCATACCAAATGCTAGGTTATCTGCACTCCAGCCTCCCACATCAACGACCGTTCGAAGGATGCTAGAAAGAGATATGGAATTGATACCATCGCCCCAGATAATGCGAACATTGTTGAGTACCTTATAGCCTTTGGCATTTTTGATGAATCCAAATTTTTCGCCAAGGATCCTAAACATCTTGGGTAACACTTCAACCGGGTCACCAGAATCAGGACGGATAACCACAGTTGCACCAGAGTTAATAACATCATCTTTTAGTTCTGTTCCCCACAGTTCACAGGCATTGAATATATCGTAGCTGTCGGAAACGACTGCAACAACGGACCCGGGCCCAGCGAAATTTGTAAGCATGTTTCTGTAGGCCTCGACTTCGTTGTCTCGACCCCAGCTTGTAATGGTTGAGTGTTCTGCTGCTGGGATAGAAAAACCAGACACGTCGCAGCCGTAAACATCCATAGCCCACAGAACGCCAGACATAGTATCAGTGCCCATGAAGTTGACAAGGTGTGCAGCGCCCCCGATTCCAGCACTTTCCAAAGAGCTAACACCGCGAGCACCAAAGTCGTGCAGCTTAAAACCAATAGTAGTAGGGTCACCAGATTTCTCCAAATATTTTAGAATTTCTTGCTTGATGTGCCACGAAGTCGTGCCAACTGTGGTTGGATACCAAATTGCCCGAAGTGCAGCCGTTTCGACCCATGTGGTAAGCCAGTAACAATTGGGGTCGGTATTTTCGATAGTGCAAAGTACATTTTTAGTTGGGATAATAAGTCCTTCACGTGCTGCGCGGATTCTAAGCGGCAACTTTCCATTGTGCTTGTCGAGAATGTACTGCCAACCCACTCGATTGAATGGTTCTCCGTGTAGTGTCCAAATTTTCTCTGCATGGTCGATTTGTTCCTGTGTAATTGGAGTTGCAAGATACTTAGCAAGTGCTTGAACACCAAGGAATTCAGTGCGGTCGTATTTGCCACCACGCGATTCAATGTATGAATAAACATATTCAGTTCTTAGTGGGTACTGTTTCCACATTGATACCTTGTACGAATCGGTATCGGTAATAATGCTATTAAGTTTTGACATATAAAAATCCTTTATATAAAATGTCTGCTCAGAGTCTATCTCTTTGCTAGATGTATTTATTATACAACCAATAATATTAAAAAAAAATTATTTTGGTTAAACTTCTTAAAGCCATTTTAGACAGGCCATGCAGTAATCATTTTCGTCTCGTATTACTAGATAACTACGAAAAGTTACCCACCTGCGTTGATTATAAGGGACCATAATGTCGTTGTCACCAAATACATCACGACACCATTTAATGACTTCTGCACTATCTAATTTTTTAAGATCAATGGTATTATTCACATCAACTCCATTTTAATATAAAAAAATCCCTATTATTGACTGTTTTCAAATTGACCAGCATACCGCTAAGATCTATGTAGTTCAGATTGCACCATTCCTTTAATTCTTCGTAGTGTTCATTCCAAAAAGTATAGTCAGTGAGTAAAACCATGGTATCCTGATAAATCACAAACCTTTGGGCTATCATAAAATTTTCTTTAAGTTTCATTAGAACTTAACTCTCATATAAACTCTGAATTACCCTAACTTTAAGGGCGTTTATTTCAATTCACTAATTTTCTCAAATGCAATCACAGCAGGCAATAATAAAATTGCTGCTGGTTTTTCGCTGAGTATTGCCCAAACACGTAATTGATCACTTGTCATGCTGAGATATTGGGAACAATCATCATAGACAACGAGTGCTGCGATTGCACCCCAAGCCGCATACCGAGCCGAAGCCCGAGCCACGACGGTGCAAGTCGCATCATAAGCCGCATCCCAAGCCGCATCATAAGACGCATGCCAAGCCAGGTCTAGAGCAGTATTCCAAGACGCGTCCGTGGCTGTAGTCCATTGTTCAGGGTGAGCTTTTACTGATGCCAATAAACGTTCAATATGCGCCGCGTTTGGCAAATGGCTCCATGCAGTTTTATTGGTCATTGTAACTTTCAATGGCTCGTCGTAATACGATTTCTTGGCGAGCATAGGCATCCAATTCCCATGGTTGGTCCAAATATTTGACATTTTTGCCATAGGTCTTGCCCATCCAAATTCGACGATTGTTGGGCAGAAATTTTAACATTCCTTTGGCCAATTGTCGAACATGCACCATTTCATGAACCAAGGTCAAAGCCAAGTTAAGCAAACTAGTTTTGGTAACACGGGTTGGTGACTTAATAAGCACCAAATAGCAATTTGCAAATTCCATGTTCATGGTTGCACCTTCCATGCCATCATAGATGTCGGCATCAATTTTGACCAAAACTGCTCGATGGCTGCGAGTCAACCCCAACTGCTCAATGATTGATGGCATAATGGAATTCAAAAACTTTTGCACTTTTTTGCTACTGGCTTCTAATTTGTATTCCATGGTGGTTCCTTGCTGTGATATCAGTATTTTAATATATCTCCCATTATTTGTCAAATTGCTCTGATTTTACATAAATTTTAGCAAAAACAGAACATATTCTTCATCATCCATTTCTACACTAGTAAAGTCGGACCCAACTCTCGATTTAACGTATAAATCGAACTTATCTTGTAGTAAATAAGTTGCTCTTGAAGAAGATACGTGGCTAATGTTTAGTTCATCGTATTTTGATAAACATTCAGTAAATTCTTTCCAAAATTTTGGATATTGTCTTAGATTTACTATCTTCATAACCACCTCAATGCAAACATTATGAACTTCTGTTCATCAACAATACGATAATCTTTAATCTCATTGAATCTTGAATCAATATCCAGCTCTATGCCATATTCAACCATTACCCGATGCAGTTGTGCGTCATGTGTTGCATTTCCTGTGATGAATCGTGCTTGAGGTGTAATAGGCCAAGGTCCAGTGTACTGTCCCAATTCTTGCCATTCTCGGCTCAACATTTTCTGTAATTCACAGGGTTTCGGTTTCATAGCCACCTTAATGTGAACAACACAGCATCTTTGCTGTGTTCAAACATCCAAATAGCGCCATCGTATGATTTAACTTTTCCTTGGCAGTTAACATCGTTCCATTCTTTAATTTCTTCAGTTTTTTGAGTACTTAAACTATTAGTATTAGTAAATTCTACTTTCGTCCACCCCATTTGTTCTAGCATCTCGCTAAGTATATCCCAATCAATTGCTCTTTGTATTGCCGCTGACATTTCATCAGCAATTTTAGCATCTATTGTAGATTTATTTTTGGCACTTTCCCAAGCATCTTGTATATCTATACACTTATTTTTTGTATTCATGACCACCTCAACATAAAGTGCGTGGCATCTTTTTCATCAGAAAATCTGATTCCAACTCTACCGTCAGTGCTATAGCCAATAGTCCAATGTTGTTCGTCTGGTAAAGGAAGATTGGGCATCTTTCCATCTAGCCAAAGACCTATTTCTTGAATGTCAACTCCAGAACTAATACCTTTATGTAATTTGTCAAATTCTACATCCATCATGACCACCTCAATATGTACATTGTAACACACTTTTCGTCATAAAAGTATATCCAGCCACCGTGATAATCCCAATTGCTTTTTACACCAGTGTCTGGATCAGTGCCAGGATGCCCAAATGTGGCCCAGCACCATTCAAATACTGTTTTCCACATGCTCTCAGGGTCAGTAAGACTAAGATGAATCTGCCACCTTTTATTTTTATAAACGGGCATCATGACCATTTCAATGCTATCATTAATGCATCCTGCTCATTGTTAGTTGCCACAAATACTTGGTCTTGCTCATGCCTCAAATCATTGAGATGAAACTTGCCATCCCACTGATCTCTATAACCACGAGCAATGAAATACACTGCATTGTCCCCTAACTGCCGTGCAGGATACAGGTACTCACGGAATTCTTTCTTGGGATACCAGCCAAACGGTTCACTAAGATCAAATATATCAGTAGACACTGGAAGTATATACTTAAAGTTCATAAACATATTTTCAATTGTGTGGGCATGGTGTACAATATTTTCTGCTTCCCACTTCTGCCACTCTCGCTCTTGTGCAGATAATCCAGTGCGCCAAGTTAGATACCAATCTTTTAACTTTTCTATCATGACCATTTAAGAGAAAACAAAGTAGCATATTGTTCTTTGCCACGACGAAATTTTATTGTCAAGGTATTAGTTTCGGCGTCATTACCTGTTAGGCGCCAATTCCAATCCCATCTTTGCCGACCAACCTGTTGTTCAAGGGTTGGCCTATAATGGTCGTTTGGATCAGCCGATTCAAATTTGACATATGAAGCACCACCTAAGTCATACCACCGAGGATCACTTGGTCCTGGACCTGCTACAATTTCACCCACGGGCCATTTGACTTTGATGGTCACCCCTGGCATAAAACGCCACCAAACATAATCAAACAAATTTCCTGCACGTTTATGTATTTCCCACTTTGCCATTATTTTTTCCTGTTCTATATGATTAATTGGCCACTTAGGATCAAGCCAGGGTGGCATGTTAGCAAAGCTCATAACCACCTCAATACCCAATAAGTCATTTTCTTTTCATACATAAAAGTTATCTTATATTCATCTAGGTTGATTTTTAACCAATGTTCTATGCCGTATTTTTCAGCAAGTGCTTCTTTAACTGCTTTTCCACTACATTGTCCTGTTAACGAATATTCATGAGAAAAGCATTTGGTCCAATTATCTCTATTAACGAATATAGTTTTCATGACCACATCAATGCAAACAATATGAATTCATGTTTGCACAAAAACTTAAACTTGTATTCCCCTGTATAATTTTCATTCTCATCTTTAACACCATCTGAAAAGACAACCCTTTGATTACGTACTTCTCGCAACCAATGATATGCTCTATGGTATGTTCTATAATTACTTACAGTAAATTCTAGCCATTCAGTTATTTCGCACGGTGGAGTATGATGACAAATATCTTCGCGTGTCAATGTTAAATTGCTCATGACCACCTCAACATCCACAAAACTATGTCGTCTTTATTGGTGAATCCCCACCATTCTTCCGAACCGGCAATGTTACTGCTAAAGCATCGTGTTTTCCCCGTTAGATTTTGATCACACCAACTCCAGTATGTGTTTTTATATCCATGTCTCTTGCCAGAAATGTCAAGTGGCCTAACTTGTACAAACCATTGGCAATGGGGTATATCGCATTCTGCTTCCCATAAAACAGAACTGTCGTCACCTAGACCCGATCTAATACTATTAAACATTTCAGCAAATTCGGTTCTTGACAATATCATTGCCACCTCAGTAGAAAGAATATATACGCCTTTTCATCGGTAAAGTAAAGTGTTTCCCAATCGTTGGTGTAGACCTGAGTTTTAATATGTTTTAAGCACCAATTCCAAATTTCATCAAACGGCGCAACACCATTATATTGCCAATAATTCACGATGACCACCTCAACAAGAATATTACCGCATCGTGATCAGATAGAAACTCAACCGAATCTGGCATATACCAAGGATCTGTTGGATCTGCTACTGTAATCTTGCAATTAAAATACTTCTCAAACTCTTTAAATATCGTTCGTTCAGGAGGAATATCCAGTTCTTGTCTGAGCCAGATTGCGGCGTTGTTTAATGCTTCGTGGTCACCTCGAATAATCATGACCACCTCAATGCAAATATAGCAGCATCCTCGCTACGCTTGAATGCAAACCGTTGTCCCGAACTGCTCCAGTACCTTCCTTTGAAGCGTTCCCAACACCAACGTTCTGCTTCTTTATATGCAGCACGATCAACAGTATATTGATAAGGCCAGTATTTCTTATTGTACTTTTTATCGCCAAATGCCATATTAAAAATACTGCCCGTGCCCGCAGCCATCGGCTGAACACCTAGTATTTGATTAGCAATAATATTGGGCATAACTTGCCTAATCATCGGTAGAATAACGTTGTTCATGCCCACCTCAATGCAAATAAAAGAGCTTCTTTTTCATCATAGAAAAAATAATCAACTTTAATGTCTGGATTATCAAACGAATAATGACCGTCATAATGAACATCATTTGTGATATAGCTTAGGCAATGTGTCTTAGCCCAATCAAGCGGTTGCCACAGAGGATCGTATGGCAATGTTACATAGTTTTTATAACGTTTCATGACCACCTCAACAACCAAAAAATTTCTTCGTTGAGATCGTCAAATTCTAAACTAAATCCAATAACCATTCTATCTGTTAATAACTTTTCTACAACACAATACGGTCCTGGGTATCGTTCTTGCATCAGATCATTTACCTTCTTCATATCCATTTTAGTTGTATCATAGAACGAATTGTGGTAATATAGTTCTAACGTTAGTAGATACTCTTTCCAAGACCCGGGGTTAATTGGATAAGAAGGAATGTGAGTAGCAACAAGTACAGGATTATGATTTTTAAGTGTAGGTATGTTACTTTTCATGGCCGTTACCCGAATTCGACTAGAGTAACGCTTCCGCCTTTGTCTACAACAGATTTAGCAAAGTGTTCCAATAACGCATTTATCCGAACTGGGTCTCCCTTGGCTAAACCTTGACCAATCAAAGGAAACCCAAAACGCTCGCCCGGATAAGCAAATGCCAATTTTTGTAGAATAAGTTCAAATGCAGTATATTCAAATACGTCTTCACCAGTACTCATGTTGTATTGAGTGTATGCATTGATGATTATATACGGGTCCGATGTTTCATCAAACCAAGCATAACCTACAGTCCAATTACCTAACTTGCTGTAGTCTCCTTTCTTGGTCTTAGCATCGACAGCAGCCACTTCGGGATAACGTTCACGAATTTCTCGTGCAAGACCACCACCCATGGTGTTGAAACAATTGCAACCTTGCACAACTATATCAAACTCGCCGGCTTCTGCTAAATCGAGCAAATTACCTTTGGTATGTTTTAATTTTGATTCTAACATGTTTGCATATTCTTCATAGTCAGGATGTATCATTTGTTTAACTCCGGGATCTATGTATAATTAAATTATTAATACGTTTCGCCATCATTGAGTTTCGTTTTTATTAGACAGATAGACATCTCGAATTGCTATTGCATCATATAACGCATTATGCGGTACACGAGATTCATATTCGATGTCAAGATCCAACTCAAACTTGATTTTACCAGGAAGGCTGATCCGTTCCCCGGGTCCAGTAATCAGTGATTCACAAAAGTACCTAATGTCATCTGGCCAATCAGCAACGATTGTGATTTTCTGAAACTGCAAAAGGTATGAAGCTAGTTTTCTCTGAAACTGCAATCTTGTGGAGGGCACTAGAACCATGTGTGGAACGACATTTTCTCGGACCCATGGATCCAGCTGGTCGGTCATCTCCAGTTCACAGTAGAAATTTTCAAGCAGATCATGCTCTGGTACCAGAGCCATGGACATCAGCTTACCACCAAAGCCATTGAATTCAGTGTCTAAAAATAGTTTCATTCAGGTATCCCTAATGTTGCTGGACTGTGATCTAACCGATACATATTATCGTGATGCTCGTCACTATAAAGGAACGCGTCTGTGTCAGTTATTGTAACATGCAAATCACTATGTGTCAAGTCATAATCAATGAAGTTATTTTCGGCATCGTATACGCGAAACTTATACGTCCCGTTTAATGTTCGTAACAAAATACCTTGGACGCCATTGGCTGAGGTTGGCTTCATTATAAGTTTAGTTGGCTTTTCAATCCTACATTGACCAGCAATGCACGACAGCATTCCACAGAATGGACATCCCCGTACTGTATATTGTTCATTGTTCTACTTCTGTTGCTGGACAGAATGGTGTATGTACATTCTTGTTGGGATTTCTGTGGCAATGACGGCACCAATTATAATCCTTGTCTTGTATCATTCTTCAACTCCAAAATGTTCTTCGATCATCGTAATGAGGTCAACGCATTTTTCAGCAACCAATTCAGCCTCGTCACTTTCACGCATATTATCACATTCAGTAGAATATGCGTAAAGTCGTTCGGACTCATCAAATAAAAGATTTGTGCATTCACTAACAATAAGTTCGGCTAACTTTCCTGCAATTGCTCCCTGAAAATAAGCAGTATCGCTATGCTCTTTGCCTATAGTTTTATAAGCAAATTCTATCGCGTCTTGGTACAGTTTAATTGCTCGTTCGTTCATATTTGAAAACCACTGTTTTTTGTAATATTAATTGTTATAGTTAGCTGCCCAGAGCCCAAGAGATAATTTCGTAATGATCCTCAAAACACTCATCACGACGTATTTCTGCAATAGGGATCCATTTAGCGCGTAGGGCATCATCGGCACCTTTTACTCTTGGCAGCGGCCCATCTGCCAATACAATTTTAAAACAATGAGTAATGATACGACCACGTGGGCTTCGATCTATAGCATCGAACACTCGATTGTCAACTATGCTACCACGCAGAACTGGCTCGGGAACCTTAATGCCAGTTTCTTCTCGAAGCTCTCGAATTGCAGCATCCAACACGCTCTTATCAGTTGATGCATTGACGTATCCACCAGGTAAAGCCATTAGGTTTTTTCCGGGTTCGCTGCGGCGTTTAATCATAAGAACGTGCCCACTTTGTATAACTACGCTGTCTGATGTGGAAAATATCGGGGGATACGGGAGGCTGGCATATTGCTTTTTATAGTTTATCACAAACTCTCGCTCACGCAAGATCTGTGCATAGGGGGCAGTGTCTTTGAAATTAGACAAAAAAGTAAATGCAGCTTCAGGCACCACCGGTGACAGGAATTTTAAATTGGCATCAGCTCGGAAATACAAATCACGAATATCAGTGGCATTCAATGGTTCAATAAGCTCAACCTCTTCACGACCCCACTGTGGAAACATTTTCAAATAAAAAGTTGTGTCATCCTTGTCGTGCCCAATGATACCCACTGGGCCCAGACCATGATTGTGTTTTTGTACAATTGCCTGAACTCTTCCTGCCCAGGCTTGGTCATTGTAAATTGTATCAATATTATGCTCAACCCTAATGGCACAATTTTTGTCACCAACGCCATTCAATGACATTCGAATCATTCCTTCACGTTCCTGGCTGGAGAAAGGGTTTTTATAAGTTCTGGGCTGATCAGCACTACCAACAATGATAACTACTTGTCGAGCCAACAATGTCGCACGTCTAATAGTTTCAACGTGAGCGGAATGAATTGGTTGAAAACGACCAATATAAACTAATGTATCGTACTTTTTTTGTGACATAACATAACTCCTATGTTTAGTTGTGATATTTAGAAAGTCTATCTTTCTTCAATGTATTTATTATACTGAAAGCTGTAATATAATGCAAATTATATGCAACAACTAATCAATCTTTTTTCGCCAATTACCAATAAAACCCAGGTTTTTGCCGCAGACAGCACATATAGCTTGACATGCACTGGTTTCATTGATTCTGCCAGTATGTTTACATTTAGCTTGCCTACGCACTGTTTGAAAACAGAGGTAAAGTCCAATTACGCCCACCACTGCCAATAGTAGCATGAGGATAATATCCCAAACACTGAATACAATCATGGTTAATGCCCTAACTCTGTTTAATTGCCAAGTTCAATCTCAAATACATAATGTCCACCCCGGCGTGAGCTTACCCAGTACATATACCACATCATGCCGTTATCACATTTTTTCATTGCCTGAATAATGCTCTCATTGCCGCTCCAACCAGCAGTGGAGAGGTTGTATCGATAGACTTTCACATTATTGCGATATTCGTGATCAGCTTCTCCCTCATGCCAGCCCCAGGATTCCAAGTGCCAAATACTTTTGATAAAATCGAACCAACCTTTTACATCAGCCCAATGCCAATTCTCAACAATTTGCAGTGCAGCTTCAGTGGGATAACCGTCCTCATCCATTAGTGCTTCCTGCATCAGTTTTTCAACGAGTGCATTCTTGGTGTCTGCAATATCTTGCAGTATCCTGTCAACTTTTTCCTTAAAATCTATTTCGTTTTTCATAATGGTTTTTTAAAGTTGTGTAATCTATAAGTGTGTAATATCATTCTGATACTTTATTGAAAACAGTATATTTTGAGTATGGATAAGTTTTTTGAAGCCAGTCTAGAAGCTCTTGACTATATGGCAGTAAAACTGACTGGTATTTGTTGGTGATAAATTTCATACCATTTCCAATAGACTAATTTTCTCAAATGCCGTCACTGCTGGCAACATTAGGATAGCTGCTGGTTTTTCACTGAGTATTGCCCAAACACGTAATTGATCACTGGGCATATCAAGATAATGGGCACAGTCATCATAGGCAACGAGTGCTACGACTGCATTCCTAGCTGCATACCGAGACGCATACTGAGCCATATACCCTGCCGTCACCCAAACCGCATCCCAAACCTCAGTCCGAGCCGCATGCTGAGCCGCATCCCGAGCCGAAGCCCGAGCCACCATATACCCTGCCACATACGGAGCAGCAGCCCAAACTTTGGGATGATCTTTCACCGAGGCAATGACACGATCAATATGATCGGCATTTGGTAAATGGCTCCACATAGTTTTCTTAGTCATAAACTAACTCTAATTCACTAATCTTTTCAAAAGCAATCACAGCAGGCAACATTAGGATAGCTGCTGGTTTTTCGCTGAGTGTTGCCCAAACACGTAATTGATCACTGGGCATGTCAAGATACTTGGCACAGTCATCATAGACGATCAGTGCCATGATGGCACCCCGAGCCACATACCCTGGAGCGCCCAAAGCCCGCTCAGCCGCCGCCCGCGCCGCATAATAAGCCACATAATAAGCCGCACTCCGAGCCACATCCCAAGTCATACCATAAGCCGCGCCATAACCCTGCACCAACAGCGCCGCCTCATAAGCCTCATTCCAATAATCAGGATATGCCGTCGCCGATGTCAACACACGGTCAATATGTACTGCATTGGGCAAATGACTCCAGGCAGTACTCATACTAGTTCCAATTCACTGATTTGCTCAAAAGCAATAACTGCTGGCAATAATAAACCTGCTGAGATGTCCTCACTGAGTGTTGCCCAAACACGTAATTGATCACTTGGCATGGTTAGATACTTGGTGCTATCATCCCAGGCAATAAGTGCATAAACTGCATCCCTTGCTGCGTTACGAGCCGGTTTACGATCATCCCGGGGCCAGTCGCCCGACACCAGAACTGCATCCCAAGCCATAGCGACTAATGGATCGTTTATATGAGGATGTTTTGCTCGAAAAGTAACCATATCAAGCTTCTTTATCACTGGCTCTACTGTAGTATGTGCTTTATCCCAAGCATCGGTCCATTGTTCTGGATGTGTAGACAATGATGACAAGACACGATCAACGGTACTGCATTAGGTAAGTGACTCCAAGCAGTGCTCATGCTAACTCCTCCAATAGACTAATCTTCTCAAATGCAACTACTGCTGGCAACAACAAGTTGGCTGCTGGGTTTTCGCTGAGTATTGCCCAAACACATAATTGATCACTGGGCATATCAAGATAGTGGGCACAGTCATCATAGGCAAACAGTGCCAAGATGACCTGCCGTATCGAACCCCAAGCCGTCCAAGGGGCCGCTTCCCGCGCCGCCTTATAAGCCATATCATAAGCCTCTTCCCGAGCCATAGCCCGAACCAAGCTCCAAGCCATATACTGAGCCATATCCCGAGCCGCACCACGAGCCATATCCCAAGCCATATCCCAAGCCATATCCCGAGCCATATCCCGAGCCGCATCCCGAGCCGCATAATAAACCGCATAATAAGCCGCATCCCGAGCCATATACCAAGCCGCACTCCACTCATTAGGATGAGCTTTTACTGATGCCAACACATGATCAATATGCGCCGCATTTGGCAAATGACTCCACTTGGTTTTCTTAGTCATACTAGTTCCAAATAGTTACGAACCCAAGCCAATCGTTCTTGTTCAGTCTTTGCAGTATATGCTTCAATGTCTGCTTGGATCGCCGACAGCAAGGGATAATATTCTTCATCAATTTGCTGTTTGAAATCTTCACGCATTAGTTTATCAGTGCGTGGGTTTCTGGCGACCCATTTATTTGTTAGATAATAAGGGCTTTTAATTTTAAAAGCCTGCCCATCTTCCGTGTACGCCACAAACCCCTCATGTTTTACCTGCTTTGACTTTGCCACCAACTCACCTAACGGCAAAACATAGGATTCTGGATAATGACACTTCAAATGTGACAGGGCATAGTCTTGAGCCCAGTTAGACTTACTTACACCGTACATATTGATCTTTGAATCCCAAGTGTTCTCACGGTAGCCCAAGAAATACATTCCTGCATCTTCGGGAATAATGTGAGGGTCACTCGGATGAACACATTCAAACATCAAGGTCATGCCTTTAGCTGCAAGAATTTCCATTTGCCAATCAGCCCAGCACTGATGCTTCAACATCATTTCCCGAGCATAGTCCACATAATCATTTTGAGTCGAACCCGTGGTACTCACTAGGATGTCGTCGTTATACCATGTCATGGCACACATAAATCCGTTTACTTTTCGGTATGCAGTCACTAAGGTATCATCGGACAACTTCGGAGCCTTAGCTTCGATACCATAGTTGTAGATTTTCTGAAACGGATATGAGATAAGATTAAAATCTTTATCCACAATTGTACCTCTGCAATGTTCTAGTTCATCGCACCAAAGATTGTCATAAAATACACGCTTAGAATACTTCAACACAAAGATACCATCACCAGCTGATTTCATCGAAACCAACTTTGGATTAGCTAATACAAAATCTTTCAATTCATCTTTGTTCATTTTAAGGATATCCTTTTTGTTTACACAACTCCGAATACAGACGCTGACCGTTCTTGCCAAGTTGTTTTAGGGATTTAGATGTTACACCAATTCGCAAGAGGTTACTTTTTTGTTTTTCTGTCAGGTCTTGTACAGTCTTGACTGTTTCATACTGTTTATATTCTTCGATCATTCTTTAATTCTCGATAATTAGAATAT